TTTAAAATACGATAAGACAGCTTCACATTCCGAATTCTATGTAATGCAAGAACCAGTGAATGTACCAGCTGCTATGAAGTTTGGTGATTGTATTATTGAAGCAGTTCCAGTTGATAATGGATTTGTTAAGGATAACTACTGGGAATTCACTTGGGCATTCCTATGGGATGGCGTTGTTGGTCCCCTATCAGAGCCACAAATTGTACGTGGTGAGACTGGTGAGAATGGAACGTTCCCTGTATACCATCTTCATCTTGAAACATGGGATGATAGACCAGCAAAAGCTCAGATATATGATGTAGCAAAAGATGTTTATACAACACCGCTTGAGGGATTTAAGAAAGTCCTATTTTATAATTCGAACTTTAATCACGTAACAGGTGAAAGAAAAGGTCTTCCATTGTGGAGACAAGTTAGTGATCAATCTACTTCTAGAGATAGAGATGATTGGCAACCATATGTAGTAGACGATACTTCAGCAGTTGCTGATATCACTGGTGATTATATGGTAAGGATGGGGAATCCAAGATATATTGAGATTGATGGACAACATCTAAGATTTAGACCGTATCCAAGACCACAAGGTAGTGATGCTAGTTATGTTAATGGTGTCGTTCCAGGTGGACAAGGTGCTGATATATATGCTAGACAGTTCCGCCAATGGATCATGAGATATTTAAATAAGCCATCACCATTATGTTCTGCTACTGATACACCGAAGATGCCATATGAATTTCATCAGTTGATTGTTTATAGTGTTCTTCATGAAGTGTTCACAAAGGCAAATAATAGTAGTATGGCAGTGATGTATGATAAGAAGATCACTGATAGCATTAAGAAATTAGAGAGAAGATATATTGATAGAACCGATGTATTTTGGCAGAGGGGACAATTTGGAATTTCGTATAATGGACTATATATGGATACAGGTTCATTCAGGAAATTGAACTAATGAAGTCCAAACCGGTAGATGACAGGCTAGCTGGAGGTGTCGACCAAAGATGGAAGACCTCATCAAACAATGCTAGTAATATTAAGAACTGTCGTGTTGAAGAGCAAGGATTAGGTTGGGTCAATGATAGGGGCTGGGAGCCTCTGATTATGGCACCAGTAGGTACTACAACGTTGCCTATAGGATTAGGTGATATACCTTTTCCAACCCGGTTCTTGAAGGTGTGGTCCCGGCACAATGGTGGTGAAGTTTATTATTTATATGAAAGAAATGGTAAGCTTAAATATGATTTTGGAAATACAGGTGGAGCTTCCACTAGATCGGTTATACTTAAAGAAGATAGAAATGAACCCAAAGCAAATGATATTGGGACACAGTTGATAGCGTATAGTAAATTCGCTCTTATAATGAATGGCTTTGATAGACCCTTTAAATTTTGGGGTAGAGGCGAGACAACAGACTTTGGTTGGAGCCAGCCACCAAATGCACCGAACGTGTTTGATCCGAATCCTGAAGCAAAGGAAGAAGGCATGTCTGTAATGGATGAAGGTGACGTATGCTTCTATATGGGTTCAAGCGTAAGAACAGTGGGTATGGGGAATAATGAGGAAAATGATTACAGTACCTATAAGTATAAAGTTAGCTATATATCAGATACAGGTAGTGAATCGCCATTATCCGCCAGTGTTTCACAGACATGGGTGATAAGTGCTGAGGAACAAGAAGGGTTTTATAGTTGTTTCCTAACTGATATTCCGGTTGGACCAGAGGGTACTGTTGCCAGAAGAATATATAGAACAAAGAATTTAGAGAACAATCCTGCTGAAGTTTATTATTTTGTTAAGCAGCTTAATGACAATTCTGTTCAGGATTGGGTTGATATAATTAAAGATAGCCTATTGCTTACTGAAGCCCCTGATGGGAATGCAAGTATTATCCTACCTCAGTCCTTTAAGGTTGGTGGAAACTGGAATGGTTGTATGTGGTTAGCTGGTGGTTCTGAGATATCTACGAAGATTCATTATAGTGATAGATACTTACCAGAGCAGTTTAATAGATTCCGTTTCTTTGATGTAGGTGGACGGACCGGTGGTGCTGTTACAGCCCTAGTTCCTTACAGTAATAACTTAGTTGTATTCAGAGAGAATAGTATTGAGGCTATATCAGCTATTGCCGAAGACGAATACACAATCAGTACTATAACAGCTGATGTAGGAACAAGAGCAACAAATACTATTGTTGAGGTTCCTAGTGTTGGTTTATTCTTTTTGACTAATGATGGTGTATATGCATTGACGGGTGGTCAGGCAGGTGCTGGTTTAGTTCAGTTGCAATGTAATAAAGTATCAGCTGGCCTGCATAAAGAATGGAAAAGATTAAGTGAAGGTTCGTTAGCTAGAGCTACAGCAACGTATAGTAATCGTGAAAAAGAATATTGGGTGCACTATCCTGTTGATGGAGATACAGAGAATAGTAGAGGGGCTGTGTATCATAGCCAAAATAATTCATGGTCGTTAAGGAATCTAACAGACCCTAAATATCAGGTGAAAACTAATTTAGCTTATGGAATGTATTTTACACACCTTGATGTTGATCCTGAAGGATGGGTTGTTATTGGAACATATCCAAATTATCCTTATACAAGCGTACCAGTGGCTGAATTTGTGGGTTTCCCAGGGTATGGACTACAGGTATGGTCAGCGGCTCCTATGTTTGGTCATTGGATCGACTGGACGTCGACTACACAAACTGAAAATTATACCGTAAATGATGCATCTAAAAGAGAGCTTGATTGTATATATGAAACAGTGTTTGATGATCTTGGTGATGATAGTGTTAAGAAACGTGTATTATCGGTAGAAGTAGAGATGGTAACCCAAGGGTATAATGATATTCAGTTATCATATAGATCTGATTATGTGTTTAATCCTACTGATGGTGGTGGTGCATCGGCAATGACTGTTGAAAAATATAAGACGATTAACAGTGAACCGGTGTGGACATTGGCCGATCCAGGTGATGTGAAGAACCTTGCTAAATGGGGTGACCCTTGGTCTGGTGACCAGTTATGTAGGGTGAGGTGGGATATCCATACAGGACTTGTAGGTGCCACGTCATGGAGAATACATGGAATGAATAAGTTCCACATTATCAGCTATCATATTGAATATATGGATGGTAAACAGAAAGTAATAACACACAGAGGAAGTGATGGCTAGAACTTGGACAACACATGGTGGAATGCCTGGAGATCAATTTAAAGCTGATCATGTTAATGATGAAGCTAATGCTATAGCGCAACAAGTTAATGGCCAATTAGATCAAAACAATATGCCTCTTGAAACGATAACACATGAACATTTTGTAGATCCTGTAGTTGAGAATAATGTTTATGGTGATAATACATTGTCAACGTATATGCCTACACAAAGTTATCATCAGTCAACGTTTGCCCCTGCAAATGAAGATGTTGAACAGGGTGATTTAGGTCCTAATACTATCTTCATGACTAACTGGGAAGAAGATGAATGGAATCCGTTCTGGAATAGTATAGATACAAATACCGGAGCAGAAACATTAATATTTAGAAGTAATGAAGGAATGATATATGGTGGTGTTACGTTATCATTAGAAAGAAGAACCGCATATAAAGTTATTTATGATGAAGGCGTGCCTTCGTATTTCGTCAGAGGTGAAGATACTATCTCAGAGATCGGTGTATTCTGTAACGATGTATTGATTGCAAGAACAGGTGAGATAACAACAGGTGCCATAACAATTGATCTACCATTCAGTTGTCCTATTGGTTCCGAGCTATGTACAATAGAAGTTAAATTTAAAAGCTCTCAAGGTGTTATAGCAGGAACCGTTGGAATACTTACCGGTGCAATTAATACTGATGTTAATAAATATTTTGCCCTTGCCGGTTGGCAACTATGGGCGAGGAATCAATACAGATGAGCAAACTAGTTTATAACGTAGGAACTGAAGGACAGCCTTCGAATAACCTTAATGAGACCGATGGGTTTTATAATGCATTAGCGATATCGACTGGTGATATAGAACAAGTAAACACAAGAACCGAATTTGTATCTAATAAACATATCAAGTTTAGTGATGATCCTATCTTGGAGAAGTGGGTAAAGAGAGCAAACAGTGATGCCGCACCTACAGCGTATACAGGGGCTTGGCAAACAATTGCACATGGAAATGCTGGTAGTACTGAACAGCTTAATATTAATTATGTCATTGAGCCTGGTGAAGTATTAAGGGTACACTTTAATGTTATGGCAGGACCTGATTGTCAAGGATTATCAAATCAAGATTATTGGTGGATGAAAATAGAAATAGAAGATGGTGTAGGAAACTGGTCAACGTTGGGTTATACGACTAGAAATAGTAAAGGACATAACCGTCAGATAGGTACTGTTAATGATCCGATAGATGGGTGGAGAAGATATGGAATATCTTTCGTTAAGATATTTGAAAGTCAGT